GTCGTGCTTGAAGATGTTTGAAGTTCACCTTCATGAATGCAAACTCTTCATTATTTTGAAATCCCCAAACATCTTTGGACTTCATGACAGAGTACGCCACCAGGGAATCTTTACATTGTTGATCGAGGATGTCATAAATTCTCTGAATTTTCTGATTCGTAATATTCACCGGAAGTTTAATAAAAAAATACGGTGTAAATGCTGTTGTGAGACAGACGGACTTCCCATCCTCGGTCTTACCAAAGATACTAATTAAGTGCTCATCATCTGTATCTCTGGATTCCCATGTGAGTGCTTGGAAGGTTACCATTGTGTAATCATCGACCCAAAATTTTAATATACTATATTAGTAAAAATGTCAGCCGCTTTGATTGACCTTGTATCTAAAGGTGCCCAGGATGTGTACATCACTGGTGAACCACAGGTCAGTTTTTTCCGTCAAAATTATAAGCGACACACTAACTTTTCTATGCGTCCAGAACGTCTTGACTACATTGGTACTTTCGGAGCTTCCAACGAAATTATTGTTCCACTTCGATCAAAGGGTGATCTCTTGAGCTACATCTGGATTGAAGCCGGGGGTATTGCTTTGCCAGGTGGTAACAACGCCATGTTTGATACATCCGCGTCCCAACCAACAACTTTCCAGTTGTGGATTGGTGGCCAAAAGGTGTGCGAACTCGACTCCCTCTTTGTTCAGGGTGTTCATAATGTGTTGTACAATGACAACTCTGCCAAGGCTACAACAAGACATACCCTTGAAACCTCCCAAAACAACTCAAATGGTGACCACTATGTGATTCCATTCTTCTTTAGTGAAGATTGGACTAAGTGCCTTCCATTGGTGGCTCTCCAGTACCACGAAGTTGAGCTTAGAATCAAACTTCAAGATCAATACACCGCGGCGGGCACGCCAAAGATTTTTGCCAACTACGTCTACTTGGATACAGATGAACGCAAGTTCTTCACTGACAATGAACATGAATTGTTGATTACTCAAACTCAATATCAGCCAGGTACTCAAGCCGACACCGAGTTTGATCTTACCTACTTTAACCACCCAGTGAAGGCGCTTCACTTGGTTGCGGGTACTGTGGGTAGTGGCGATTGGGAAGATAACTACACTTTCGGAACTGGTTCTTTGTACATCAATGGTACCACTCTCTTTGAAAACATGTCCAATGTCTATCACCACGAAGTTGTTCCAGAAATGCACTGTTCGGCTCTTGGTGTTGACAGTCTTGTTCAAGATAGTGTCTACACATGGCCATTCTGCCTCAACTTGTCCAAGTTTCAGCCATCCGGCTCCCTTAACTTTTCCCGCATTGACAACGCCAAGTTGCTTTTGAACAGTGTAACTTCCCTGGATAGTACAAAGTCTGCCCGTATTTATGCCGTCAACTATAATATTTTACGAGTAAAGAACGGTATGGCCGGTGTCGCTTTCGGTAACTAATTTAATTTCACATTTCACAAACAAAATTTACATACGATTGGTTTAAAAATATCAATGATATGTAAGTTAGGATGGACCTTGTGCCAATTAAACTCATCAATAACCGCAATGTTCGTAACACCCTTTTGAGAGCCAAGGGTGAGACTGCGGAAATTGACACATCTGACTACATTGAGAGTAAAATGAATACAAATCTGGCAGCGAAATATCTCATGGCTATTGAAGATGCTGCGGAAATGGCTAAGCAACTCCTCCAGAAACCTGGCGTATTTGAACAAATCGGGAAGGACATCAAGAAAGAAGCTGGGTACGATTTCAAGTTTAAGTGTCGCAGGACATCGAATATGACTAAACCTACAAAAAACCGTAAGGGTACGGAGTATCTTCATATCGCCCATACCTATCCAGGTGGTGACGGTCACTACGCCCTCGCAAAAATTAATCACACGAACAAGAATATCACGTTATTCAATTCAATGGGTGCGGGTCGCACAGAATTCAAGAATGAACTTCGTAGTGTCTATGGAAATGCCTACACAATAAGGAACAAACAATCTTCCTTCCAACCAACGGGTGGATTTGTGACCACGAACACAGAAAATTACAAACAACTTCTTAACAACACAAGTATTAACATTCGGAACAAGAAAGTTCTTGAAAGGTCTTTTGAGATTTCACAATATGACGAGTTGTCACAACATCACTTTTGCTACATTGAAGCTTTTATTGCTATGATGCACGATACATTGGGAACACACATTGGTCCAACAGATCCAAGAGATCGCCTTCAATTTGTGAAGAAGGTTGTGTGGGGACTTGTACATAAATATACTCCACCATCAAATAGAACTTCACTCAAATGGAAATACTTTGAAAAGAACTTTCCATACTTTCTTAGAATTACGAATACAAATGGTCGAAGATTTAGATTGAATCATATCGCACAAGTTCCTAAAGGTGATGAAAAAGTCAAAAGAACTCTGATGAAACTTAAACTCCCGAAGGGTATTAATAGTTCGTGGTCACTCACACAAATCATGAATTGGGCGGGAAGTAAAATCTGAGTAAGTAGTAACATGAATCTCATTGGCACAGGCAACCAAATTGGTCAGAGTATTGCGTTGGTGAGATTAGTGGCTGCGATCATCGCGGGGTGTTGTTTTTGTTCGATCGGTGGTGGTATCTTTATGTCAAAACCTAATGATAAAAATAATAATCCAAAACGTTCTGGAATGATATTTATGGGTATGGGCGGTTTCGTTATACTTTTATCATACCTGATATATCTTTTTACCAAAAGTTTTAAAGGTGCAGGTACTATGTATACAGCATTTAGTGTATATGATGCACTGTCTGGAAATAAATAATAGCCGCCATTAATAAATGCTCCCAGTGATAATAGCCATCGGTGCTGCAGCGTTTGCGTATACACTCACAGGTGAAAACCTCTTGGATGCAAAACAGGTCAAGCTTATGATTCGCTCAGGGAAGATAAAGAAGGTCATCGATGTTCGTACGATGGCGGAATACAGAGCTGGTCATTACAGAGGTGCCCTCCATATTCCAGTGAATAAGATTAACAAGAAGACTACCGCTGAACTTCCAAAGAAGGGGTTGCTCGTCTACTGCAACACTGGACAACGAGCCAGATTTGCGGCAGAGAAATTAGAGGAATTGGGTTTTGAAGATGTGTATTACATTGCTGGTCACTACTCTACGCTGCAGTGAGACCTCTTTTGTCTATACCAAATAAAATAATCGTATACATAAAGAGTATGTTGATAATAGTCCTACTGTTATTTTTCATATTCTTACTCGCAGTGGCTGGGGGTGCTACATGGTGGTTTGTGTTCAGGAAGGAAGAGGTTTCTTCACCAGGTCCAACACCTTCACCACCTTCACCACCTTCACCACCTTCACCACCTTCACCACCTCCGACAGAAAAACAAAAACAATGTGAACTTGGTGAGTGGATAAAAAGTGGTGGGTGTAAGAATGGAATTCAAGGTTATGTTAGATCTATTAAAGGATACTGCCCGGGAAACCCCGAAATCACAAAAAATGAACTATGCTGTACAACTGGAAACTGGCTTGGTACAGGTAAATGTGAAGGCGAATATGAAGAACAATACCGCTCTCTTTCGAAAGGGTGTTCGAGTGATGTACCTAAAACACGGAAAGTGGAAACTATATTCTGTAAAGATCAGGAAGAGGCAATAAAACTCGCGAAAAAGAAAGAACTGGAAGAGGCCGAGAAAAAACGTATTCAAGAATTGAAGAGAGAGCGTGCAAAAGCATTAGCAATCAAACAACAGAAAGCCAAAGAAGCCGCTAAAGCGGCGGAGTTAAAAAAGAAAAGAATGGCAGAAGAAGCGAAAAATGCCAAACGAAAAGCACAAGAGTGTGCTAATAGAAGTTGGAATGGTACAGTTCTCAGATCGGCATATCGCACACATGTTAGCAAAGACAAGAAACCAGTCAAACCTGTCAAATATGGAGATATAAAAATAGATGTCACCGTTGGTAAAACAATAGTTGGTAGAAGGTATGGGCTACCTGTATATAAAAAAGATTATAGAAAAACCAAGACTACTATATCACTCGCAAAATACACGGGACGTAGGGTTTTCGAAGGTTACGTACCAATTAAAACGTACGATGGACTTCTTTTTATATCAGACGGTAAGCTTATGCTAAGAAAATATATAACCATGATGGAAAATGGTCGTACAAAAGACGAAATAATTGCCGAATTTAGCCCCCCAGATAAACACGCGTTGATTTTGATGTCGTTTGGTACTAACCAACATGTATGGTTTATTAGAAATAATTCAACGAGAGTATATGACTTGATTGAAGGCAAGTGGATTGATAATCCATATAGTTGTTAAGTGAACCCCTCGATAACTTCCTTCGTCTTTTCATACATTCGCTTCGCATAGAACTTCTCATCCTTGAGTTGTTCCCAAATCTTCAATCGATACTCCAAGAAATCCAAGAATCTCTCAGGGTCTCGATTGGACTTGTAACGAACCTTTTCACCTTTCATAGCCTTTTCCATAGCAGTGAGCTTGGCTTCAAACATGCGTTTTTCCATGGCTTCGGGTGTTTCGCGGGAAGTGACATCTTTGGTTTCTTTGAGCGCCATTTTACAGTACCATCGTCACACATCTTTATG